AAATCCAACGTGAGCCAACTTATGCTTCACGTAAGGCTATACAAGCCGCGAATGACCTCATTCGTGAACTAGAAGCAGAATAAACCACAGCATTTTAATAACATATAAATACATGTATGTTATTAAATGATGTATTACATTCTGCTGACTATAGTGGATTTGAACCAATAGCGGAAAGCTGCCACCAGTTCTTTACGGAATCTGGTGGTTTTCCCATGGTTAAATTATTGCCTACCGAATATCAAAACTTCCAAAAAGTTAAAATACGCAAGCGAAAGAATGAAAGCAGCTTTGCTAGTTCATTCAATGACGCATTCGAACACGAGATGCATCAGCTCAGAGAACGTTCGCTGTTCGCCAATGGCGAAATCTTCCTAGAAAGCAAAACAATCATTGACCATACAGTCGAACCTTTTTACGTATTCCCAATCGATGGGTATGATTTCATCTACAATAAAGGGGTTACAAATTCTTCTGAGAATTATGCCGAAACCTTCAATGAAATTTTTAACCAATTAGGCGAAAGGTCGGCGGATAAGGTTTTCACAGAACTAATGAAATTCAGTTACACATCATCCAACCTCCAAGAAGGGTTGGCAACAGGTGCCGAAATAATCACATACGGCATCCCATATTACTATACAATTCGCAAATCAGTCATAGAAGACTACAATAACCTGTTGACAACATTTTAAATTCGTAGTATCATATATACCATAACAATAATTAAAAAGGTAAATATGCACGACTTCGCCATTTCAGCTCAGGAATTTTGGTGGTTATATTGCTATCGCGATAACCTACCTGCTCTTGCCAAATGGCTTGGCGCCGCCAGCTCTTGCCAAATGGCTTGGCGCCGCCATCATGTTGGCTAGTGTAATGGTTATGACAGTGTCCCCGTATGCTGCAAATCACCCATTACTCTACGCATCTTTCATGCTTGTCCATGTTTTATGGATTTACGGTTCATACAAATCAGCTAAGGAAACACAGATATTTTATCAGTCTCTCTTACTATTGCCTTTTGATGTGTACGCAATTTATATACGATAATAATAATAAATAGGAGATAACGTATGAAAATAATAGTAGTTAAATTAACGACCGGTGATGAACTCATTGGTAAATTGGTAGAAGGCGCGGATGTGGATTACATGAATGAAGAATTCATCGTCCTTGAAACGGCGCGCACTTTGGTGATGCAGCAAGGCGAAGGTGGTCAAATAGGTTTAGGAATGATGCCATTTATGCCATCTGCCGACAACCCAAGCACCGATAGCGAAAGCGATATTAAAGTTTACACAAAATTTATCGTTGCTGAACCAGTAAGCGTTCCAAAGGATTTGGAAGATGCATACACTAGAAGTACATCTAAAATAGCATTAGCGTAAGCTAGAGGGAATTATGGCAATAGTAGTCTATAAATGTGACGTTTGTAAACGTGATATTGAACTTGAACAAAATCTTAAAGGGTTAGAAAACATCCAACGCTGTACAATTACACACGGTTGTCGTGGGAAACTGTATCAGACGAAGGTTCTCCCCGATTACGTTCGAGGTAGATTACCTGACCAAGTAGCGGGTCTTGATGACTGGCGCCAAAGGTCGGTACTATACAACCACGAACAAACAATTGAACGCGATAACTGGCTTGTGAATCACAACCTTGGTACGTTTCCTTCAGTTTCGGTGTTTGTGAACGTACCAACCAACGATGACCCAGACAATCAGGAAGAAATTATCCCAACCGATACTATCATTATCGATTCGGATAACCTTCTCCTTAAATTTGACCTAGCGGTATCTGGCTTGGCACAATTAGTAGCAAGACAGTCAGACCCCGATTTATTACGACCTTTTGTTGGTCTGAATATATCGACTGATGTATTGCAGCAATTATCACTTAATGGTGACATATCAATTGCTACCAGAATATCAACAACGGGCGAGGAAGCGGAAGTTGAGGTTGCGGTGGAATACACCACAACAGCCAATACTACAGTGCCTACAACCTACACAGCAGATAGCGAGACTAACGCTAGTGATGCGCCGTGGCGGAGTGACGACGAAAACTCCGTACTTAAAGTTAAAGAAGGTTCACCTCTAACCGCAACAGAAACAAGAGAAATAGCACAGGATGAAGTCATGCTCTTGTTTGCAACAAAACCATACGACCAAGTAGATACAATTACAACACAATACATTGATGTATATGATGCAATTGTATCAGACAGTAACTTCGCTTTCATATATGATGATGGTGAGTTCTTCGCAGATGAAGATATCATCCAAGATATCTATCCGCCTATTAGGTCGATACAAACATAATAAGAATAATAAATGGATACAAAAAAACAGAAATTATTGATAGAATATTTAATATCTTCTAGTGATACGTTTGCGCTTTGCCAGAACATTGTAGTCGCCGATTACTTTGACCCTGAATTTAGGCAACCAGTAGCGTTCATTAAAGAATATTACGACCAGTATAGTGCGACGCCGAATCCAGTACAAATTGAAGCAGAAACAAGTGTTCAGTTTGGTACACACGATATCAAAGTAGATGAAATTAAATATTGTTCAGCGGAAATAGAAAAGTTCTGCAAACATTCAGCGATGCGTAAAGCTTCCAATTCACTTCCTGCCCTAATTAAAGAAGAAAAATATGCAGAGGCAGAAGAATTAGTGAAGGAAGCCGTTATGGTATCATTGACCAACGAATTAGGTTTAAGATATTTCGACGACCCCGAAGCACGGCTGCTTCGTATGATGACCGAAAACAAGACTTCGCCTACTATGTGGTCGGATATTGACGATGCATTGTTTGGTGGTATATCACGCAAAGAAATGCTATTAGTATCAGCAAACTCTGGTGGTGGTAAGTCGCTTGTACTTGCCAACCTTGGTTTCAACTTCGTTAATAATGGGTTGAACGTACTGTACATTTCTTTAGAATTGGACGAAGACGTAGTAGCCCAACGATTTGATACTATGTTCACTGGTATTAGTAGAAAGGTTTGGAAAGACCATACCGAAGAAATTGTCACGCGACTTGTAATTGAAGGCGATAAGGACGAGACAGGCATATTGGATATTATCCAAATGCCTTCTGGAACAACCTCTTACCAGATACGGGCTTACTTAAAGGAATATAATTTGCACTACGGCATGATGCCAGATATGTTAATTTTGGACTACCTCGATAATATGTCGCCTAACGAACATGTGTCTGCCGACAACGTGTTTGAAAAAGATAAGCGAAGTGCGGAACAGCTTAGACAGATTGGCGTAGACTACAATATGTACATCGCTACAGCATCACAGCTTAACCGTAGTGCCGTTAATGCTACCGACCATGACCACTCACAGATAGCAGGTGGCATCAGTAAGATTAACGTATCCGACGTATATTGGTCAATTATTTTCAGCGACCAGATGCGCGCGATGAATAAAATTATATTCATACTACAGAAGACTCGTAATAGTGATGGTCTTGGTACACAGGTACACCTTAAATGGGAACCTAAATACCTTAGAATTGTCAATGATGATGACACTACCTCATCAAAGCCATTACAGGTTAACCTTAAACCAAAAGCCGAATCGAATGATGAATCCAATAATTTATTAAGCGATGAAGCACCAAAAGCAGAAGCGGGTGGGAATAAATTAATGGATATGCTCACCAACTGTACGCTTTGATAAATAAAATAACTTATGCATAATAATAACAATAAAATAGGAGTATAATATGCCAACAGTAAACGACATCACCGTCCTTAATATCGACGAAACACCATACGCAGTAGAAAGCCTTTCGGAAGAAGTACAGGCGCTAGTGGAAGTATATAACGCATGGAATCAGAAAGAATCTGATGCGCGTGGCGAATTAGCTATTCTCCAAGCAGCCAAACAAACACTTTCAGCACAAATTGTGAATAAAGTGCGAGATGAACAGGCAGCAGCGGAAGCACCTGCCGAAGCGAACGTTACAACAGCAGAAGCAGTGGCAGCAGACACCGAAGCTGCGGCTGACGAAGCAGTAGCAGCAGCTGAATAAGTTCTTTTCAGTTTAGAATCTAAAAAATCCCCTTAAATGGGGATTTTTTTGGTCTACGAAAATGTAACTTCATAATCTAAAACGCATAAATAGTAAAGAATATACACAATCTTAGGAAATATTATGTCTTTATTGAAAACCTTTATAGAAGATGCGGCTGCAGGCGCTGTTGGCGCACACGCAATATCCACTGGTGGCGGTCATGAAACTGTTGCTGACTACAAACCCAAGCGCAAAAAGAAGAGCAAAATACAAAGGGAAGGCACATTATTTTCTGGCGGCATCGTTAACGGCGAGAAGCGCAATGTATTAAAGCGTGTCATGAACATGGAAACCGTAAATGCTAAGAAGGGTTTTTTAGAATCTCTTGGCGTTGACCACGGGAAGAATGATTTTGATGCATCTGATGTATTATCTAAGATAGATTCAGCCCAAAAGCAAGAAAAAATGAACGACGACACTACAGCCTTTGGTTTGGAAGACGACGAAGGAAATCTTGTAAAGGTATACGTAAAGACAGACCAAGCGGAAGAATTTGAAAACACACTGGCATCTATGTTAGCTGGTCAATTAGCAGACGATGCTGAC